CTTGCACAGAATCCTCTCGTGGTTTGGATTATACCACCTACGTAACGGAATTTCAGTGTTGGATCTATGCGGGCTCTTATCAAAGTAAAAGCACCGTCGAAGTTTCTAATTAAGGTTCTAAAGGTTTGAGCAATACGCTTAATACTGACTTCAATTGACTTTCTTAGATCTCTTAATATTGTTGGGACAGCAGCACCAGCAATGGCAGCAATTGCAAGAGTTTGGATTATGCTTTGTTGTTCATTTTCCACTTGGTTCAACACTGCGGCAACTGTTTCTGCTTGCAGTGCAGAGATTGTTGAGGCTTCTTCGGGTGAACTTGCAGCGGAGAGCACGTCCGAATTCATTTCACGATTACTAGCCGCAATCGTGTTTAGAGTGCCGGCTTGCTCTCTAATCCATTGCTTTAGTGGAAAAAACAAGGCTAGGATTGCAGTTCTGTCTGGTCGAGGATTCTCTGCTAATCCTGCAAATATATCTCGATACAAAGGCTCAATTCCACGAGCAAAACTTTTTACAGTCCTTTCAATTAGTGCATCGTGTTGATTGATACCCTCTTGAGTTGCCATTAGATGTGGACCCAACCTTGAGCAGCAAGTCTAGTGTGGTCTGCCTCAGTCTTTGCAATCTCCATAGCACCCGATTCTGGATCCATCATTATGTGGACTTCAAAACCTTCATCCTCTGATTCCATTTCATCTTCCATCTCATCCTCAGGACTCATTTCATCTTCAGCGTAACCCTCAACTGCCGATTCCATTGAGCCCACAGGTGCTAAATCAATTTCACGTTCAATTTGTGCTTGAACGTCATCATCTGAACTGATTGCAACTTTTGCAATTGATTTTTGCAATTCACGCTTAAATGTTTCACTGCCTACATTTGCAGTTTGTGCAGTGAGATAACGATCAAGGTCTTGACGATTGTCACGAATGTTGAAACTGTCTGGATAATCAACCATGCCATCCCATTCAGTGTTCATATACATAGCCCATAGGTTCCAGATTTGTTCTTCTGTTAATTCAAGAGCATCACCTTTGTCTGATAGACGTGCATTTAACAGACTAAACTCAGTTTCAAGGGCTACGCCACTTACGGTTCTACTTTCAGTTGCTCTTACGGCTCCGGTATTTGCCATCTTGTCTATACTCTCAATAGTCTCTCTAATAGTTGCAAGAATCTTTTCTACGGCCGCACCCGAATATTCAAGAAGGTAAGGTTTCAAACCTGGATCGATGTTTTCTGGCATGTGGATGATTGCACCCGAACCTGTGCCAGCAATTGTGTCTGGAGTCTTTACTAGACTTGGATGTGTATCCATTCTAATGCTTTGATCAATTTCACTGGTAGCATTGTAGATAAACTTTTGTGCATCAGCAATGTCAGCGATATCGCTTACACCAATACCACGCATGATTGATCTCTTGTTGTAGGAAATAACAGCAGGAATAAAGCCCAGTCCATTGGGCTCATCAGTCTTCTTAAAACTAATGCTGTTCTCATCAATTACGGCAGTGGTGATAGTGGTTTTGGTCCATTCCTTGACCACAGTTACATCACCATTGACTTCTTCAATGTATTTGAAATAGGTTAATTCATAACGTCCATTAGGATTGCGACTCCATTCCCAGTCCAACACTGTTAAGGGAGTTAACAGACTCACGTATGGTCTAACACCAGCAGCCAATTCATCTGCTCTAGTAGCAGCACCTACATTGGGCTTTACAACCAATACCCAAGTATGACCAAATATACTATTGTAGGTTGCAACGTCTTTCATAAACGCATTGAAACTGCGACCGTCTAGGTCAGCATCCCAAAGGAAGTCTTCTAATTCTGGAAATCTTGCTAGGTTACCATATTCACGCTTGGGTGGATTGCGGAACAAGAAACTGTTGTAAACACTGATAACACTGGCACAGTGATTTTGCAGGGGAGTTGTTTCAAGACGATTCTCATATTCAGCGTCAGTCTCAAGTTGGTAGCGGACCAGGTGTCCGGCACGACGATATTCATCGCCACCAACGAAACTTTCTAATAGGTATCTCCACTGTCTTTTGTAGGTATTGTAAAGATCATTTGACGAGAGATACTTATCAATCTCGCTCTTAATGGTTTGTATAGCGTCCATTGGCGTCTGTTCCTTTGTGATTGCAATCTAATATATTTATTCTGTTTGGTTCTAAACCAGTTCAAAACACCTGAATTTACGCCAAAGCAACACCCCAGCGTGTGGGTTGAACACGATCTGGATCTACGCTTCGACGAATGGGCCACAGGTATGCAATTTTATAACTGAGGGCATCAAACATATGGTCATAGCCTGAGTCTTTGTCTGGCACCTGTGTGCCTTCTTTGTAGGTGTATTTCTCAAGACTTTCAATGGTGTGCCGGCAGCGTGGACTTACAAACAAATGCAAATTACCATCCGCTGTTCTAAAACGTGCATTGATAGCATTGATTCTATCTTTAACTGGGTCATGCTTGTTTGGACTCTTGACTATGAATCCAGCATTGCTTAAAATAATATGATCTGTCTTTCCGCCACTGGAGGTTTGACGTCTTGAACCTGATGGGTCCGGATAAACAAATACTTTGCTGCGTGGATATCTATGTCTAACTTCTTCAACCAGTTCATCAGTGTTGCTGCCGGAGATTGAGATTTCATCTATAATATACATGTCATCGCCCGATTTAACACCAACTGTAGCCGAGATAGGATTAACGTTGAAGTCCAATCCAACATGTATTATACTGACATCTGGGTTCTTCAATTCTTTTACATTGGTTTCTCTATCAAAGTTCCAAGCAATTCTATTCTCATAGGTTTCAAATGTGGCCAAGAACTCCTGTCTAAACTGACGTTCACTCATGTCAGATCTAGCAGCCTCAACTTCTTCAGGACGAACAAATCCGCCATCTACTGTGGTGTATTGCCAACTGGCCCATTGGTCTGGATAGGTTTGTTTTTGATTGTAAAGGTCAAACAACCAATTGCCCTTGCCCTTGGGTGTTCCAATAAACATTGCATGTCCTTGTTGGTCTGCCAATGCAGGTCTAACAATCTCTGGCCAAAGGTCTGGATCAACATCAGCAGCCTCATCTATTACACAGTAGTAGAGACTGACACCACGCAGGCTGTCTGGATTCTCTGCACCTTTTAAACTGATTTGACTGCCATTCTTCAACAGTATTGTCAGTTCCGATTCGTTGATCTTCTTAACCCAACGCAGGTCCAACAGTCTTCTCTTTAAAGGTTTCCACACAATCATCTTGGCAGCACGATAACTTGAAGTAATGTAGAACACTTCTTTGTTGGGTATTCTTGCATAGTAACACAACTGTCTAATCGCAAGATAGGTCTTACCAAATCTTCTGCCTGCCACCACAACTTTGAATCTATGTGCGTCAGTGGCTACGGTTTGCTGAGGCTTGCTCAATTGCACTTATTCTACTCTCCAATGCAGCAATATGATTCTTAAAACTTCTATTCAAGGCCTGTTGCTGTCTATTCTCTACTGTGAGTTTATTGATTACTCCAACCAAGTTTGAGATTGCTTCTGTTTGCTTTTGTATTGTCAACATACAGGTATGCAAATCTTCTAAAGGATTAAAGTCGTCGTCAAACATTTCACTCATCGGAATGTTCTTTTCCGGATTGCCATTGAGGTTTTCTAAATGTAATTTTAACATTATCAGATTGCCATGGATCCGTGGTTCTTATTCTTTGCATAACAAGACTGTCACTTTTTCTGCCGCGACGTGAAAACAATTCATCAGTCCACAAACTCTGCCAATCTTCCCAAGTTAAATTATAAGATTCCGATCTATAATTGCACTGTGCTCGGTGTTTGAGATAGGCATAATATTTTTCTCGTGTAAATGGATCTGGTCCAGTCTTCCATTGGTCAGGATTTACATAACGACCAAAACGGCCGTCTCCTTTGACTTTGTCGGTTTTTGGTAAAGGCATATACTTGTGTTGCATACATTTATTTATCTAGACCTTAAAATAACGTGTATTTATTAGGTAAAATAAATACATTATGCAACAGTATGTGATAAAAGAATTAAATTCGTGGAACCAGCCAACTGGACGTAGTTTTGTTCATTGGGGGACCGAAGAGAGTGCTGTGATTCAAGGTAAAAAGACTTTTGGTGCTGCACCAGGGTTTGCAGTTAAACCCATCAACACCGCTGAACTACGATATAAATTAAAAGAAGACTGTTATTTGTTAACTGCACTGATGCGAGTAATCATTCAGCCGTAGTGCTACTTGAAAGCATATAACGGAGCCATTTAGTTCAAAGGGCTCCGTTAGGCACCGTATGACGTGTCGTTAGGCCCCGTATGACGTGGTTTTGAATTTAACGTCATTTATCCTCAAGTATACCCGATAGATTAACTGCGGTTTCACCAGGCTTTGCAACCAATCGGAATTCGTCAATTGCAACCCTATAGGTATGTCCTTGTATTCTAACATAGGCTGAACCTTCTGTTATTTCTAGTGTATCGGGTAGTCTCGGAATATTCCATTTTGCCATTACTGTAAACCTCTTGCGTTTATTCTACAACTGATGAATTGGTTGTAGTATCTATCATCATATAAAACATTTCTATCAAACTGTATTTTGGTTTCCCAATAACTCATCATGGTCCGGGTATAACACAAAACCAGTATGCGTCTTTGAAATAGTTCTGGACCGTGTTCTGCGACCTGTTCCTTTAGGAGTTCACTGCTACCGTAGTATTCTCTCCAATCAGATTGGGAACGTCTATGACGCTTGTTTTTCATTCCTTTTAAGGGTTTGAGTTTGGTCGTGGTCCAGAATAGTTTTTTGCCAATATAAAGTCGATCATTGGCAAGATCATTGATCTCATAAACGAATCCAAATCCCACTTGTTCCTGCTGGGGTTCTTCGAAAGGCCGATCGCCAAACAACCATTTGTTGTTTAGATCAGCCATAGAATTATTTCAACTCCAATTGAAATGCCAATGGCAAATCCTAAGATTGCAGCCCCAGCGAGTAACAACCAATCCTTCATTTTAAACGATACCGAAAAATCTTTTGAACTTGGTCCTGTTCGTCTCTGTATTCAGTTACTTGGTAACGAACAGTTTGGCCCTGTTCGATCTGTTCGTCAATGTATTCTTTTTTCTTAGGCCATCCAATGGGTTCGTTCATCGCTTTTCCTCAAATAATTCGTCATACTGGTTGGGTTTTCTATTCCAGTATTCTTTTAATATAGTGTCAATGGTGCTGCGTGGTCCTACATAAACTCTAGCAGGAACACTGTCTGCATCTATCAAAGTCTTTTTACCTTGTGTTATTTTCTTTAGATTGGTTAACACTTGTCCTTGAAGATGATCTTCAATCACCCAACTCCAGTTAATGTAGTTTCTATTGGCTGGATCTATATAGGTTACAAACACCTGTTTGGATGTAATCTCCAGCAATCTTATTCGAAACATAAAGCCACCATTTACTCGATTCTTTGCCGGCTCAATATCAATCACTACATAACCATCGTTCAACTGTTTACCCTCTGGGTGGACGTGCCACTATTGGGCCTGAGTCTACTGTTCGTTGTTCTTCATTGTTCTGCTGTTTGGTCAAGTTCGTCTCCTATATCTTCAATGTTTACTGTATCATCTGGGTTCCATGGCAATGGTGCATTTGCTTCGCTGGCCATGGGTTGGTCTGCATAGCCTAGTATGTTCTTGGCTAAGAATATTTGAACTGCGGCATTGTTATTATCACAGGCATTTTTAAACATTGCTCTGCGTAAACGTATCTTTACATACTCACGTGCTTTTGTCAGTTCAGACTTAAAATTATATCTGAGAGTATCTTCGTTAACTCCAAAGAATCTTGCTATCTCACCATCCGTGCAGCCAATAGCAGCCAGTTCATATACTTGGTCTGGGGGAACAACAGTTCTGTCTCTACCAACTGCTATACCTTGTATAGTGGCTTCTACTAACTTCTTAGGACGTGGTCCAGGAGTGTTTGGATCTGTTTGTCCGTGGGCTTGGTTATTTGACATACAATTATTTATGCTGATTTAGAAAAACCCACCTCAAATAGGTTTGAATCTGGTATACTGTCTACAAACCGTTGCAAGGATTGTGTTTGAATTGGATCCTCAGAGAGGTTAGATTCCAGGACCTCTCTTAT